GAAGCCGCATCGACTGTAACCTCGACTGCTGGCTTTGATGATGTAAAAATGTCCCGGATTCCCATTGGACATATTATACGCTACTGTCTAGACATTATCCTACCTGAATGTCTACTTCAGATTCAGCGCGTGTCGCAAAGTGAGTAACCATCGCTGATGCAACTGCTCCGCAAACAATTCCAGAAGCTTTACGCCCCATGACCCAACCGCCATCGCCTCGAGTTAATTTAACGGCGCTGAGAACTTGCTTGGTCAATTCCTCTTGATCTGAATGGACAAGGCGCATCGAAGAGACTGCCGAGACGAATTCATCGCAGGATTGCTGATACTCCTGGCTATTGATTTCATAGACTGGAATTCCGGCTGGTGATAATCGAGCTGCAACTGCTGAGGCTGTCGACTTGCTATAAGCCACGGCGTTAACAGGGAACTTGCGTACCCAGTAAGCAATATCGTTAGCCATTTCTTTATCATCAAGGTTAACTGGGTTAAACCAAGTGTGGAGAAGGCTCACCATAAACCTATCGCCGTCAATTCTCTGGCCTGCGACCAATGAGCCATGCTTTCTATCCGGGCTAAGGTCTATTGCCATCCAAGTATCATGCTCGACATTTAACTGAGGCAAGTCATCGACCTTGCACTTCTTCCATTCGGCTTCTGAGATAACTGGGTTAATCATGGACACGAACTGGCAAAGGATTTCTGTCCTAAAGATGTCCTCGCGATCCGATAAACTGTCCTTGATATTATCCTCATGGACTGTATGTCCAAGGCTAGGGTTAGATTGATACCAAGCCTCTTTATCGGTTATCTCGGCTCCGGGTTCAGCACTCCACTCGAACCAGCCAATAGAATCATCTGCTCCTTCACTAGCTGCAAGGCCTCGTTCTCTAAACTTATGCAATAGAACCGAATTGGCGTGGCCTGCGTTGGAATAGACATAGGCCTGGGGATTGGGATTACTCATCTGGGTAAATCGCATTGATGACCAGACATCTTCTGTATCGAACTCACGCAATTCGTCAATGTGGATTACATCCGGCGCGGCAATACCTCGAGCAGCAGAGTTTCCGGCTCTGATTAGGTAGCGAGCCTTATTCTTAAACCGAATTTCCTGCGATCCTTTAGATTCGTACTTCTTTGCAAAGTTATCCAGCAGTAATTGGGAACCTTCAATAATCTCTGAGACCTTAAAGAAGATTTCAGATGAGGTAGTTAACTTATGAGCTGTGGCCAGGTGCATTTTTTCACCTAGAACATAGATGCCGAATAAGATTCGAAGCGCCATGAAGGTACTCTTACCCTGTTGACGAGGAAGCATGATTCCTATAAGTGGATGTAGCCAACGGTTATCCGGCTTGTATCTCAGGCAGTCTCGAGCTAACTGTTCCTGCCAAGGCAAGAGCGGGAATCCGATATCGATGCAGAACTGAATCATCTCATCGCCCCTGGTTGGTAAATCAGAAGGTTTAGATCGTATTCTAGGCGTTTGGGATCCATACCGTACTTCTGTTACCCCTACCTCAGCCGATTGCAGCCCGATAGAGACGATTTCAGCCGTCATGACTGTTCTGTATCCGATTCAAGCCGATAATGACTTGTTGAGGCGTTTTCGGGGTAAAAAGAAACAGGAAGGGTCGGGGGTGTCCTTCCCCTATCAAAAAACCTACCCCCCTTGCTGCTATTGCATGATGAACACAATACTTGCAAGTTATTAGGGTTATCGTTTCCGCCGAGGGTACGGGGTACGATGTGGTCAACGCTTAGGCGTTCATCTGACCCGCACATCTGGCAACATCCATCTCTTCTGATAATCTGTTCCCGTATCTTGCGCCACTTGTTACTTGACCCAGTACCTTTGAGACTACTCATGAAGATAGACACTCTTGTTACATCTATCGCATAATGCGTAATGGATATTGTCATAAGGAATGTATAACCATTGATGCTTGAATAGGTAACAGACAAGCTTCTTAATTAATGCCATCCCTTATCCTTCCAATGCTTCCATGCGTTACACGCATTGCCTTGATATCTATGATCGATGTACTTAAGCCCAAAGTGTATCTGTTCAATAGGGCTCTTGTCCTTAACGATAGGGTTCTTCAGCTGTAGTAATCCATATACATAGCTCTTAGTAGGGCTTGATAAATTACCTACTGCTTTATGATCCCAAGCACTTTCTTTACCTATAAGCCTGGATAAGCATTTAGCTTCTTTCTTAGGTAATGCTAATCGTACATAATCCTTTGGATGTATTGCTTCTATTGAGCCACTTGTAGCGTGACTCATAGGTACGCATAGAGATATCCCAATAACGATTGCTACCGAGCGGGCTATCCGCTTAAGCGCCCGCTCTGAGCCCCTGAGGGCTCTAGCCAAGAGTGTACCGACCCTGTCAAGCATGTGTATAACATGGGCGTGTCTTGAGCGTGTAATGATGTTTTGTACAAAGTTATCCACAGGTTGTTGATAATTACTTATCTGTAGAGTAGAAGCCTTCTCCCTTAAACTGGATATTAGGAACGCTGTAAATCTTCTGCATCGAGCTGTGACAGAACTGGCATTTTGGGTCATGTGGTTCATGGATCGATAACTCCTTCTCGTAGCGCAAGTTAGCCTCGCACTCTTCGTTGGTACATTCGAATTCATATATTGGCATGGTTACCTTTTGGCACCTTTTGACATGTCCGGCATGGGACTTCCTCTAACTTCCACGATCCGCATTTAGCGCATCTCTCAGGGACTAATTCTACCGAATCTTTCTGTATATCGCCGTAACCGGCTCTTAGAAGTAATTGCACCAAGTCATCAAATCGCATAAATGCAAGATACTGAGCAGCATCCTCGCCCATTCCATTACAGCGAACCACCACGGCCGACAGCTCTTTGCGGTCTGACCTCTTGATAACTTGACGCAACCACTCTTGGGGCTTGAAGTCGGCTCTCGCCTTTACCTCGATGTCGAACGGGACATTGTGTATATCCTTACCAGCCCCTCGGCCGATGCTTGCGCTTCTCCACCATTGCGATAGGTAGGCTGCAACCACTCGCTCAGTACGAAAGCCTCGGTCTTTCCTGTGTCGTGTCATAGGTGCAGTTTATCTTCGCACTTCTTACACAACCATTGAACTAGCCCGTCATCACGGGTGTATTCGTTACACATAACATCGTTGTCGCATAGATCGCAATTAGTCCAACCAAATGAACCGGCATTGAAGTTGTATGTGTGACTCATGCCTTGCCTGCCGAATTGACGGTATGGCAATCTTCACAAGTCCACTCATGCAATAGATATCGATTCTTTATCTGTGATCTAGTTGGGAACTTATTACATAACTGGCATATCAGCTTGTAACCCAGTTCCTCAAGCAGTTCAGCATTAGCCCTTAAATTGGCTCTCTGCTCTTCATTAGGGAATTCTTCCCATTCTCCATCTTGATTAAGAAACTGTATGTATCCCATTAGCGTTTAACCTGTGGCTTCCATTGTCCGGTCTCTTTATCAATCTCGTACCAGATGGGCTCGCAACGCTCTGCATCTCCTAGAATCTGAGCCATGCACTTCCAATGTCCCCAAGGCTTTCCGGCCTTAGAAATTCCTGTCTTCCAGACACGCGCACCATGAATACAGCTCTCGTCTACTGGAGTGCCACCAAGGACATCCTTCACCATCTCTACGGCCGTCTCCAAGGTCTGAACTGGTGCCATAACTTGCATTGTCCATGGATCCTCTTTCTGTTGTACCGGGACATACTCCTTCGATGTCTCAGCCATCTTTGCCTTTACTTGCTCGATGTTAGCCTTTACTTCTGTTATGGCTTTAACCTTGGTCATCTCTTCGCGGCTTGGTCTCTTGCCTTTAGTCGCATAACCTGCTCCCGCAAGTGCGCGGCCAATTGCAGACGTTTCTGCGTTTTCCAAAGCAGAAGTAGCATTGACTCCACGCCCCGATATCGTTTCTTCCGCGAGCCCAGTACACCAAGGGTGTTGATCAACTTCAGTTCTATAGATAGCAGCTGAAACAATAAACCGGCCATTATCCGAATCAAGCAACTCCGTAAAAATACGACCATCTGGGTGATCCTTCCAAAACTTAACTAGGCGTTCTTCGACTGTTTCGTAATCTTCTAAATTAAACATATAGTTCATTCTCCTCGGTGTGTAATTGAGCAGCCAGGCTGGTATATGCAACTAGGTCTACATAGGTATCAGTCTTTGCCGTTTCCATCGACCTTGCGATTTTGACCAATGCCATACACATTGCGACTTGGTAATCGTTGACTGGCATTTCAAGGTATGCACTCCATAAGGATGCGGTTCTCTGCATATTGTCACTTGGGTGACCGTAATCAGCTCCACGGTCTTGAATAGTAGCTCTGGCCTCGTTGAGGTAATCACGGGCGTTCATCGATTAACCTGATGCTGGGTCTGAGCCTTGATTAAACGGCGGGCATTTATCTTCCCTTGAATCTTGCCGTGTTCATGGCCTTTGGCATATCCAATAAGAAATCCCGGAAGTGAACCAATTAGCATCGATAGTAAAACTATATGATCGTGGTTAGTAATCATCTTGCTCCCTTCGCGCCGTACTTCGGCACTAAGAGAAAGTTACCCTAGTGGCAGCTCTTGGTCGATTAGATTTAGATAACGAAACGGTAACAATTCTGTAG